GTCGCCTACTTGTTCTAGAGAATTCTTAGGTTTTTCTGCAGCATCAGCAGCTTCAGTAAGGGCACCTTGCATGCCCTCAAGCTGTTCTGTTATTCCGTCAAGAGACTCACACTTCAGGGCAGCGCACAATTGTATAGCAATTTGTGTCTGATCTTGCAGCTGTTTGGACGAGGCAGCCATAATTGCTTGCCTCTCCTGGAGAACTTTATTAATCTCCTGCTGTATTCCTAATTGTGCGCCCTCATCGGCCATACGCTATATACACTCTCATGTTAAGCTTAACAGCAATAAGTATTTAGATCTTAAAGCTTGCCGTAGAAACTATAGACGCCAGATTCGACCAGTAACCTTATTGTAGGCTTTAGCGCGGGATCTCTTGGACTCTAGCAGGGGTAAAACTTGTTCAAATGTAGTACTATCGGACGATAGTGCTGCATAAAGCTCTCGAGAAGCTTCTAACACGTTTTTTGTCGCCTCGACAATTTCTTTTTTACCTTTAAGCTTGACTGACTTAACAGAACCTAAAATATAGCTAGCATATGCAGACTCATCAATTGTGTAGTTGCTCATAATAGACCTCTCATAGAACTAAATATCATGTCCTACGTAAATCTTCTTAGCCTTGAAGGCACTTGTGATCTACCACGTCCCATCAATGCTCTTGTTTCTGGATCATTTGCATGGGCCGCTCTTGATGCCCCTGTCTGTGCATCATTAGCTGCTTTAATCTCTTTGTTTAGTCTTTCTAAGAACCAATGCCTTTGCCACACTGGAAGCCTATAACACTCTTCAAACGTAAAGCCCATGTAGTACATGAGGTTGAAGATGTGCTCTAGAAAGATTTCCTTATCACTCGGAGTCAGGCCAAAAAAACGTGGCGCCCATCGGCAGGCGCACCTCCGAAGATTCGAGACAATGTGGGCAGTCCATCCACTGCTTCATATCAATTCCCGGTTCTTGCTTGTCAATATATTTTCGAAGCTCCAAAGAGTCTCTAGCAGGCATGTTCCTGATAAAGTGAGAAATCTTAGATTTGTCAGTAATATTATTAACAGAAACTAAAGAGTAGTGAAGCCTGGTGGTCACAAAGTTGTCTGCCTTCATTCCCTGCTTCTTTCTACGTTCCATCTGAACTGTTAAGTTTTGTTCATCCTGACCTGTCAAGAACTTAAACTTCACAGGCATTTTTGTCACAGGAAGTGTAAACTCAAAAAGGTTTGCACCCGGAGAAACCGGTTGGCATTCAAGCCTCTTGATCGGAAGTTCAGCAAGACTGAATGTCTGTTTAGATCTTTCACCGCATGCAGGACAGTCAACTTCAGCATTGTAGTCTGACCCGTAACCTGTGATTCTAATAGCAGTCATGATCGCGTTTCTGTCACCTGTAAGCATTTGATCAGGCTCAATTGTCTTGTCAATTAGGCATGACTTAATGAGTGCACTAATTACCGTACCTTTCTTAATCAAGGTTCTAGAAGTCAAAATATCTTCTTCTTTTGCAGTCATTGCTTTGATATCTAAAGTTTCTTGACCCGATAAGGGTGAATCAGCAGGGTATACCGCGCCTCCCGAAGGTAGTGGGACAGATTCTGTAGGCACTTCAAAATTGAAGTCCTCAGCCATCACGTTTCGTGTTTGAAAACCTGCCTTCTGTGCTTCAGCGGCAGTAAATACCTCATTCCGATTTCTTGTTTCATTATCTGACACTTGACTATGTCTCCTCAATATGTTATTCGGTGCTTTTACTGCACATCGTATAACATTAGCTCGTTATCGTCAGATGTTAAATACAAAAAAGCCCGACATATAGCCGGGCTTAGTTGTTTTGTTATAAGAGTAATCTTAGAACTGAAGGACACAGTTGTCGAATCTGATTGAGAGTGAAATCTCAGTCATGTCTTCGGCGCCGTAGTCCAAGTCACCAAATGTAGCGTTTGTGAGGAAGCAACCTTTGAGGTCCCAAAGCTCAACAACAGTTCCAACAGGATCCAGAAGCTTAAGCTGGCAGTCACGCTTGTAAAAATCAGCGTAACCAGCACGGCCTGAGACTGATTCGAAGTGTGTTCTCACCCACTCCATAACCTGCTGAGCACCTGATGGGGCGATCGGATCATAAAGTGTAACTGAGATTGCTTCGAACTTCGCCTTACCTGCCATGTATCTCGTAGAGTTCATGAAAGGTACTTCCTGCTCTGCAATGGTAATGTTGGGTCGTGCAGCGGTCTTCATCAAGAAGGAGTCGAGCCCCTCAATGGCGAAGACCCAACGAAACTTTCGTTTCGGCTCAAACTTATTTGGTAGCATATCACTGACTTGAAGTGTCTCTGCCATTTTAGTAGTCTCCTAGTTTCCTTATTTACTAAGTATGCGTTTAACGAGATTAAATCTCGGCTCCTTGATTTGTAACGACAAAATCTAGAGAGATAAACTCTAGAGACCTTGTCGGCTGCAAGAAAATCTTGCCACGGATTGTGTTATTTTCAACATCAGCCTGAGTTGTTGTTGAAGTATCAATCTGTACTTTATAGCGATCCAAACCTTGCTGAGTCTGAATTTGCTGCATCACAGGATTCACCAGGTTGGAGAATCTTGCCAGCGTATCGACTCTGTTCGGCTCGAACAGCAAACCATTTGCAATCTTCTTGACTCTACGACGAATGTCGATAAGAAGACGTCTAACATTGACACGATCAAGAGCACTTTGTGCTGCCTGTAGCGTCTTCTGTCCGAATACCACAACACCTGGCGTGTGCGGGAACGACGTGATTGGATTAATATCCGCCTCGTAGAGCGCATCTAGATTGGCTCTCTTAAGCTTTACTTGAGATTCCAATACCGTACTAAGGGCGCCTCTTGTAAAGCCTGCAGGAGCAAACCAGGGATGCGAAACCGAATCGTTCAAGGAGAATGCTCCAAGTACCGCAACTGAAGGCGGACATTGAACGTTTGCGTTTGTTGCAGGATCTGTAATAACAACGTCAGGGAAGTAGGCAGCTGCGAAAGAACTGTCTAGATTTCTGCTTTCAAAGTTGTTGACTGTGTATGTAACGTTTGTCAACTGCTCAGAAGACCCCGTGACGAACTCATTGTTCTGGTCTTTCTCTTCGATGTCCATCAAGAGCATTGCATCGAATCTGTTTTCAACTGAATCGATAGCATAGTCTGTAATTGATGGGTGACGAAGCCCTGGGATAGCAAGGATCTGAATTTCTACGTCAGCCTTTTCTTCCATGACATCGATTGCCTTTCTAAACGAAGCAATCGTAGGTCCTTCAACACCACCCTGATTTGCAGACTCACCGAATTCTCTTCTTGCGGCAACATCTGAAAGCTTTGATTTCTCTTTGTCGAAGATATTGAATCCGTCAAATCCCTGCTGTACGAAAGTCGTGAACTTCAAGTACTTACGAGTTGGTAAGTGAGCGAAGTCCTTCGAAGGATCTAAGTATCTGGTTGTATCTGCGTCAATAACTGTTCCATCTGCCAGAGTTAAATCATGTGTACCGTCTGCGATCGCCTCACCTTTACGGCGATACGTTGCAGCGTCCCATCGTGTAACAACAGGTCGATCAGATGATCCAGTAGATACCTGGATTCTCTCTAATGTAAAGAGGTTGTTGTTGTAAACGTCACTGTCTAGAACTGCTCCGTTTGCTAAAGCAGAGGCACCAGCATTGTCGCCAACAAATACGTTTGCAATATCTTTTCTGTGGTCCGGGAAGAACTTCGTGAAATTAGCGATTGAACGATCAACCACGGTGTTTCTATTTGGTTCTTCAACAGAGTCCATTCTCTCAAACTGGACGCCCCAGCAAAGATCAGGATTTGCTCGTTTCTTATTTCCTTTTCCTTGACCTAAGTTTCTTCTAAGAGGAATTGGAACCTGCTTAACTTGTCGAACTTCAGAAAGCTCAACTCCACTTCCTGTAACGAACTGGCCATCGGGTGCACCTTCCTGAAGCATAGTGTTACCGTCTAATGAAAGGTGACCTGGGCCTCGGAATCCGCAAGGTAGAGCAGTTTGAGGAACAACCCCTCGAGCGACGTCAGAGTGTAGTTCAACTCTGATAAATCGTGATCTATTTGTGAACGTTCCATCGATTCTCAGCTTCTGAGCGCCTGCTCTCTGATCAAAGTCGTAATATGCGTGCTGATCACCGATTCTTCTAGCAATGTAGTTCTCAGATGATCTATCTAGATTAACGCCTCTGTATGATTCTAAAACGACAGGATCTGTATCGTTGTCGTAGAAGTCTCGAACAACGACGTCAAACTTACCAAACTTATTGTTCTCATTGCTGCTAGCAGCGATGTTCTCGATGGTAATCTTAAATAGATCGTTTGCACGAGCACCGTCATCAAGAGCGTGAAACTTGAACAGGTTCTTGACACCAGCACCAAAGTCCTGTGAAATAATGAAAGGTGATCTAGCAGTTCTAAATCTCTCTTGGAAATCCTCGTAGTTAGGCTGTGTAGCTGATCCTTGGTTGCGACCTTTAGCACCGACCAAAACGAAAGCACCCTCTTCGAGGCTAGTACCTTCGTGACCATGCTCACCAACCATGCTACCTGAAACAATCGCAAGGGCAGGATGTACGTCCCAATATGCATAGAGGTAGTGACCTGCTTCACGAATCTTACCAGGATCTGTGTTCAGTACTTTTGAAAGGTAGCTTGGATCTGTAGGATCAAAAGATGCCTTGATCTTGTTTGGGTACAGAGTTGTTGGCTTGTGACCATTAAGGAAGATCTCAAAC